ATTGAGCAGACGCGCATCGAAGCGCTGCTCGATGAATTTCTGGTAGCCTTCGGGATCGATCAGCGGATCGGGTGCCTTCGGCTCGTCGTCCTTGCTGGCCGTCTTTTCCTGCTGCGACTGGATGTGCCGCCGGAAAGCCGCCTGCTCGGTCGCGAGTTTGTCCCGCTCCGCCTTCAAGGCATCACGCTCGGCAATTGCCGCGCGCTTCTCCTCGTTGATCTCCCTCACACGCCATGACGGCACCTGCGGTGCGTCGTCGTCGACCTCTGGCCTCTCGGCCTTCGCCTCGACAACGGGCTTCGCTGTGTCTTCCGGCGCGCGTTCGACCGGCGCTTTCTCGACCGGGGCCTTTTCTACCGGGCCAAGGTCTTCAATCGCGCTATCGAACAGGCCGTCTTCAGTTACTGCTTCCTCATCTGCCATAGCCAACCCTCTGTTCCGCGTTTCGTGCGGTCACGTTGCCATCTCTCGCATCAGGCGTGCGTTGCCACATATCGCCGTGGCCGCGATTACTTTGCAGGCGCAGGCTCGTTCTCAGCCCGCTCTTTCTCCATCTGCATCTGCTGATCGTGTTTGTCTGTGGCGATCTGCGCGTCGTTGCTCGCCTTGAAGCGTGAAATCTCGACCTGCGCGGCTGCCTTCATGCGCTCGATCTCGATGTCGGCGTTGGCCTTCATCCGCACCAGCATCGCCTCCTGGCGGGCCTCGGCCTCGCGCGCCATTTGATCCATCTGCTGCTGACGCACTTGCAGCGCCATGTCCTGCTCCGACTGCCGCTGCTTCAGCGCGGCGTCCTGCTGTGCCATTGCCGCGGCGCGCTGGTCCTCCTGCTGCGCCTGTATTGCCTCGCGCTGTGCGGTCTGCGCATCCAGCTGCGACTTCGCCTGCATCGCCAGCACCTTCGGATCGGGCGGCGGCGGCTGGTTCTTTTTCTGCTCCAGCCTGTCCATCATCGGCTTCTTCACCGACGACGGCAGCGGCGCAAGCTCCAGCGCGATCTCCGGGAATTCCTGCAAGAACTGCGGACCAAGGCTTTGCAGGACGATCATCGCGTCGCCCTGCATGTTGATGGTGTCCGGCCCCTCGTCGATAATGATGTCGACGTCGAGCGCCCCCAACGCATTGACGATGACGGGCCGTCCGTTCTGGTCGATCTCCATTTTGTTGACCTGGAAGAATTGCGCGACGTTCATGTCGTCGGTCACGCGTATCCAGCGTTCCTTGCGCCAGTGACGCTGAATGATGTTCCAGATATCGCGGTAGACGCGGATCTTCCAATTCTTGTAGGCCGTCAAATACGGACCAAGCTCGGCAATCCCCGCCTGCTGAAGCAACTGGATCGCGCGTCCGCTGCTATCTTCCAGGCCCTGACCAATGAGCGCGGGGTTTGGCCCGAAATTCTCAATCTCGTTTTTCGCTTCCTGCAATAACTCAAGCTGTCCCTTGAAGTCGTTGAGCGTGCTGGTGTCAGGCTCCATCTTGAGACCGGGATTTGTCTCGATCCAGCCGTCGGCGCGAGCCCATTCCTTGCGCGCCGTCTCGATATTGTCGACTGCACCCTTCTCGCTGACCACTTTGCGGCTGTTCAGCAGGTGCAGGCTCTTGCTGCGGCGGTGATTGACCTCGTCCTGCGGCGATTTCAGGTTTCGGATGAAGCCGTAACGGTCGCCATCGTGATCGATACTTGCAGAGAACACCCTATACCGCGAGAAAGTCTTGCCTTTCTCGTCCAGGAACGGCGACGTGCCGCGCATCAGCATCACGTTGCCTGCGTACAGGCACCAGCGCCACCTTCCACCCTTGATATACCAGTGGTCGACCATCCGGATCTTGCCTTCGTTGCTGTTGATCCAGTTCTTTTCGCGGTCGACCTCCTGCGCGTTGACCATGTCGCTGCCGGTCTCGGTCATGTTTTCGATTTCTTCTTCCTTGTCCGGCACAATCTCCTTGATCTGCTCTTTGTCGACCCATTTCGCCACGCCCTGGTAGCGGCTGTCGGTGAAGCCCTCGTCGAAGCTGCGCGGATCGTAGAAAAACCCATCGCCGTAGACGATGTGCATCTCAAGATTTGGATCTCCGCCGTCCTCGCTCTCGACCAAATCGTATTCGATGCCAGCAATGCCATCGATGGCGGCACCGCGGGCGATGCGTGACGACTTGCTCGCCCAGTCGTTGGCGTCGAGCACGTAGCGCAGCGTAGCCGTGGCGATCTCCGCGCCCTTGTCGTGCTGCGGTGTCCTGGGAAACGCTTTCGGATCTTGCCGCAGCCGCTCGACCAGTCCGATGACGGCGTCGACCTTGCGCACGATGCGGTTGCTGGTGACGACTGGCTGCTTGCGGGCGCGAAGCTGGTTGATCTCGTCTTTAGTCCACTGATCGCCGTGATAGTAGTGCCGCGAGTCGAGCATCTCGTCGCCCTCGGCGTGCTTCGCCGCGACGTAGTCCTGAAACTGACGCTTCAGTCTCGGTATATCGAAGTAATCTTCGTCGCGGTCCTCGGCATCGTAAGCTTCGCGCTCGGCTGCGCGCCGGGTTTGCCGTGAGGGAAATTGATAGACCTGTGCTTCAGGCATCTATCGCCTAGCCAATTTCTTGAACGAACGATGATCGTACCAGCCGTAGTCTTGCTTGCTGGGATATGGAACGGGAGTGCCCGCACCCCTCACCCGCCCGGCAAATAACGCAACATCTCCAGCCTCAATAGCCGAAAGAACGCCATTCGGCAACGCAGGCACGTCGCCGACGAAGGCTGCGCTGTCGCTCGCCTCCGTTGCAGCCAGCGTACCGACCGCCCTGGTGTAGCCGGTCAGCGCCGCGGTGTCGGCCGCCTCGGTCGCGGCCAGCACCATGACGTGGCGCACTAAACCATTGATTACAGCGGTGTCGCTCGCCTCTGTCGCGGCCAGCGAGGCAAGCACGCCCATGATGCCGGTGATGACGCACGCATCGGCGATCTCGGTCGCCGCGAGCACGCCGCGGTTTTCCACAGTGCCGTTGAATGCAGCGGTATCCGGCGCTTCGGTGGCCGCCAATGTGCCGGTCAGGCCCGGCGCACCAATCGTTCCGTTCAACGCCGCGGTGTCGCCAGCTTCGGTGACGGTCAGCGTGCCGAATGCCTGTAACGAACCCGTGATTGCCGCAGTGTCCGGTGCCTCGGTGACGGCCAGCGTCATCCGGTTTTGCACGGTGCCGGTCAGCGCCGCAGTATCGGCCGCTTCGGTCGCAGCGAGCGTGCCGAATGCGGCGAGCAATCCTGTCAGCGCCGCAGTGTCGTTTGCTTCCGTCGCGGCAAGCGAGCCGCTGATGCCAGCGCCAGCGAGCGATCCACTGAACGCCGCGGTATCGCCAGCCTCGGTGACCACAAGCACGCCGCTCGCCGCGACGTTGCCGACAATGGCCGCGGTGTCGGGTGCTTCGGTGACCGCAAGCGTCGCCCGGTTCTGCACCGTGCCGGTGAGTGCAGCGGTGTCGGCGGCCTCGGTCGCCGCCAGCGTGCCCATGTTGGCGAGCAACCCGGCAAACGACGGAATGTCGCCAGCCTCGGTCGCTGTCAGCGTGCCGAAGACAGCTAGAATTCCAGACAGCGCAGCAGTGTCGCTCGCTTCGGTCGCGGCAAGCGTGCCGCTGAAGCTGCTCGCAACGGAAGGCGTGAAGACCGTGCTGCTAAGGTTGCTGTTGTTCTGGACAAACTTGGCGTTCTGCCCGCTTGAGCCGACAACTGTTACTTCCCACTCGCACGCAAAAAACACGTACTCGTTGTTGAGCGTGATGAGCGGAGCGGCCCAAGTAACATTCGGCGTGAACGTCGGAAGCGTCGCAGATAGCGTGATCGTATTGGTGACCAGCGCGCCGGATGTTAATTCGCGCGCACTCGATCCATCAAAATTAGCCGACGCCCAGACCCGGCACCGAACCCTTCCGGCCGCCGAACTGCCGATATTTGTTTTGATGCCAAACGTCAGTATCCAATTGCCGGACGCGAACGACCCGGTCAGTGGAGCAGGGATAGCAAAGCTGTCTGCCCCGCTGGTGCCGACGTTTGGCAGCGGCCCAGTCGCTGCGTCGAGCAGGCTTGTTGCTGATGGACTAGAGCCAAGAGAAGTGGTGAGCCGCGCAAGATAGAACGGCGTCGAGGTCGGGTTGTTGCTGACGTCAAAGAAGGTCGCAAATGTAAGAACCGAAGGCGGCGAGCCCTGCGGCTGCAACTCGCCCCAGCTTAGGCTTGAGCCTGCTGTGGCGAGCGGCCAATAGATGATCGCCCTGACGCTGCCGCCGATGACTGCGGCGGTGTCACCGGCCTCGGTCGTGGCGAGCGTGCCGGTGATCCCGACCGGCACGGTGCCGGTCAGCGCCGCGGTGTCACCGGCCTCTGTC